TGCAATAAAAGCAATCATATTTTTGTTACTACCGTCTTCTGTGTCTGAAGTAATCATTTCACCGTACATATTTGCACTATTAAAAGTTGCATTTTTTAGTGTGGGGTCTGTTGCAGAAGTAATATTATATGCTGTATCGTAAATATCGGGAATAACGGTATTGAAAGAATAATTATCAGCCTTAACAGACACTTTGTTATATACATTATCTAGGCTAATTTTACTACCGTTTTCTGCATAATCTTTGCCGTTGATAGTCTTGTTAAATTTCAATGTTATCTTTGAAGTATATGTTTTTGGTGCTGTTGTTCCCTCTAATGAATATTTAAAATAAGTGTTATTATTATTTGCCTTGATAGCATCATAATCTATAAAATATACATCTTCATTTTGTGCAATGGCTGTATAACCTAGATATTTGCAAACCTCCTCCAATACTTCCAAGCAATCCCAAGCAACATCATCATCTGTTATTTTCTTATCGTCTTTTTCGTCAAAGAAATTGCTTTCTGATACGCTTAATTTTTCTATTACGCTTTCCGTTCCATTTCTAGAAAACTGCAAATTATCTGATATATAGAAGTTCTTATATACCTTGCATTTCTTTAATACATTCCAAATTATTTCAAGAAAAGATTTAATTTCTTTCTTTGGTGCTGTGTACTTGATATATTGCAATGTAGCCAAACCATCTATTGCTTCAATTTCAATTTCTTCTAACTCATTATCAAAACCCATATCGAATGCACACGGTGTTACATAACCAACCCATTCAACTTTATTATCTGTTTCATTAGTTAGTATTACTTTTGTTCCTTGTGCATTTGGTGAATATATATCACTTAAAATGCCTTTTGTTAATATTCTGCACGTTGCAGATTGTGTTTTAACAGGCATATATAAGTGCTTTTTGCTGCTATCCATTTCTGTTGTGAATGGTGAACCACTTAATATTATATGCTCTTTTATTGCAGTTGAATTATTGGTAATAATTTCAACCTTGTAATCTGTTCCGTTGTAACTCGTAAATTCTGAAATATATTTTGCCATATTGATTGTTTATTAAAAATTATTCCTATTGGATAACCTTATAAATAAAGATTAAACAATAGGAATAATATTATTGAAGTATGAAATGATTATCTTAATTTATTCATTTTGTCATCATAGTTTTTTAGGCATCCTTTTAATGTTGAACCACTTATTTTGAATTCAACATTTCCACCTAAACCACCACTTCCAACATTGCCGTTTTTGAGTGTCCTATACAGATTTGATTGTTGTGAATGGTTTAATATCATCTCACCACTATTTACACGTGCTAACATTGTATCACCGTGTATTGAGTTACCGCCTATAATACCACCTTCGGCAAACGCTTTTGGAATACTTGCAAACAAACTTACTACTGTTGCTATCACTGAAGCCATTGCTGCCAAGTTTGCAGGGAATGGTAATGCCGCTGCGGATGCTGTTCCTGCTGCTGTTGCTTCTGCTTGCTTTGCAGCAATCAATGATACAATTTTAGGTATAATTTGCGCTGCTGCTTGCATTGTCTGTCCTGCAAATTCCATCATCTTTCCGCCTGTTCCTCCTATGGCTTCACCCATACCACTAAAAGCACCTC